GGCAACAGGGAAGTCCACCTTTGTTTTTTGTGCCCGCAACGGACAACCACTTGCTCATCGCAACGTGACACAGCGTATTTGGCACCCCTTGTTGCGCCACTTGGGAATGCGGCCGAATAGGACGCCGTTGGAACATTTTCAAGCCATCAACACTGTCAGTCATAACAAACCAAGCATCCGTATCACTAAGACGTTGAATGACATTTGACCCTTTCGGGAGATAACCACCTTTGTTGATGGCACTAATGTCATTGTTCGCCGTTTCGACACGATTGGGTGATCTGAGTAACCTGTCGGCGATAAAGGTCAACGCCGTCGGGATCACAAGGCTTTGCCCTGTGGCCGCGATGGGAATCCCCCGATCGTCTTTCATATCAGCAATATGAATAAGCATTTGCTCGAGAGAAGTCTCGTTCAAATCAGCTGCTGTAGTTAATTCATTTTGCTGATTACCGTACTGAGTTGGATGGGCAACAGAAAACAACTCCACCCCATCACCACCGGTATAGTTAGAGTCAAAACCATTGTTGAAGATATTCGCAGCTTTAATCTCTTTGGTATGAGCCATAGAACGGGCAAGAGATTTAATATACTTCTGAGCAAGTGAAGCATAGAGACCATCTTCCTCAGCCTCTTCCGTAATGGAAAAGGCCAAACCAATCATCTCATGGACATAACGTGCTGTCCACACTTCAGCTGCCTGATCGTAGCTGACGCTACCTCCTTCAGGTTTAACCACTGCCTCCCCGAAGCCTTCCATGAGGACGTCTTCTTCAAACGCCTTCGAGGATGTGTTCTGCTCAAACAGAGCTTTCCACTGCTGCGGGTATTGCCGATATTCCAGTCCAAACAGAGTGTTTAGACCAGGCTCAAGCTGTTTCGCAAATAATGCGCGATTCATAGCCATTGATCATGCCCTCCGTTAGACGCCAGGCGTCGTGGCTTCAAGCGAGCTACCGTACTCATGTTCATAAATTTGAACTTCAAGATCGACATTTGTACCATAGGAATTCCCAGGATTATCAATCTTACCGAGCACTCGGAAACCAGCATAAGCCGTACTAGTTGTACCATTTAGTTCGAAGGCAGAACGCCCAGTAGTGGTTGAACCAGTCCCAGCAACGTGGTCACCCAAATTGCCGACATCTGCAGCCACCGTCGAACCGGCGGATTGAACACCAAAGACAGTGTTCGGATCGTCATAAACATAAGCTTTAATGTCCGTGGCGGTTCTTCCAGTCGGCCAATACTTCGCAAAGACTGGATCACCCGTAGATGACGTATATTGAACGCCTTTGAAAACACCTACAACACGGTTGCCTGCAGCCGCTACCTCAAGTCCACCACCAGCGACAAGTTTAACTAAATCGCCGTGGAAAATATTAGCTGCATACCCACTTGCAATAGTGTATTCATTAGCGCGTATTGTACCTCCTGTCAAATGACGAAGAGGCCAAAATCCCCGAGGGGAGTCAGGATTTGCCATGATTACCTCGTGCGTGTAAAAGTTACTCGTTTAGAACGCTTGGCCTTCGAGTTCCCGCATTATGAGTCTGAGTTTCAGATTCACGATGTAAACGAGGGGCACTACGTCCGGCTTCACGCTCCGTTTCATCCAGCTGTGCATCCACGAACTGGTTTTGATTCTCTCTTCGTGCCTTCATGAAAGCATCGCGAGCAGCGACACGTTCTTCTGGCATTTCACAAAGAATCATACTTTCGGTTCCAATGCAACCTTTGAAACGGCCAGTTTCTACAATAGATGCAAAAAAGCTTTCCGGTACTGTATCCACCGGACGAGGGATCCAACCCTCGTTTCTACGTTTGGCTACATGATGTGGAATCGTCTCACCCAGAATCTCGGTGGACACCCAGTGCTGGCGCATACCATCACGGGGGGGCGGGGCAGCTAAAAGATCTTGTTGCACCCAAGGAGCGTGAGTTGCCGTATCAATTTCACGAGTTGAGGTTTTACGCGAAGAAGCTTCGCGAACGGGGCGCGCAACAATGGCGCGAGCAGAACTTTTTCGTGCGCTTCGATCAGCCATCTTAGTTCTCCTTCAAGGCATTGATTTCTTGGATATACATCCGGAGACCTTCCTCCGTGTTGATATTCAAACTCTCTGCCGTGGCTATTTGGGCTGCAGTTAAGCGATAACGACGTCCAGAACCTTGCCGCATATTGGAACGGGGGGCAACAGGATTTTTTCCACTTTGATTTTTATTAGTTTTCTTTCTCCCCCCTCTGCGGTTCCGCTTCTTTTCAGAACCTGGATCGTCTACTAAATCTGGATGTAGCTTATGCAATCGACGATTTAATTCTCGATAATATCGTGAATTATTTTTGTCCATGCCCTCGGCTTCAAGCTGAACGTCAATAGAACGAGCCAACATTGTTTGTTGGGCATACATTGGGTTGTTAAACCATTGGTTTTTACTCCACCAATCCATTGCAGCTGGGGGAGTGGCCACTGTTGACGGTTGAGATTCCGAGGGAGTGGCTGCTGCTGTCCTTGCGTGAACTCTTAGGTCCACAAGTCTTCCATTAAGTTCAATTTGTTGAGCTGTATCCCCCGCTTCAATCGCCTCATGTAAATTTTGTTCAGTTGTAGCAACAGCATGCTGAAATTGTTCTTGAGCTTGAGTGCCTGCGTGCTGCTCCAAACTTTGTAATCGTTGACGTAAACCATCAAGCTCTTGACGATCAGCAAAACTTTGACGTTCAGCTTCACGTTGTCGACGAGTGGCTTGATTTATACGCTTTTGAACACCTGAAGAAACACTCTTCTCGGCATCGGCATCAGTCTCGGCATCAGTCTCGGCATCAGTCTCGGCATCATCTTCGGATTCATCTTCGGATTCGTCTTCAAGCTCATCTTCGGATTCGTCTTCGGATTCGTCTTCGGATTCGTCTTCGGATTCGTCTTCTGTGCCAATTAATTTAGTATCCTCCGTAGGGACTACATATTTAGAAATGTCAAAACTACTCGTTGATGGATCTTCCCCTCCCCCACTGGGTTCAATATCTGAACTCAAATCTTTTTCAAAATCACTATCCTGCTCAAAAGGATTATTTGCGGAATTATCGGCCATTATCTTCTCCATTTAGTCGCGTGGGCGTGAATCCACGGTTACACGTATGCCTTCAAAATGACTCCATCAGGGAGCACTCCAGTTATGACATCATCATCAATAATAACAAGCTTAACACTATCAATCTCAATCTTCTGGCCACTGTATCGGCCATAGATTATTCGATCTCCGACCTCGGCCCAAGGTCCACCATGCCAAGGTGTGTTATTACTTCGATCCTTTCCATCTCCCTTCCAGGCCATCGGACCAATAGCCAAGATACGACCCTCTTGGTTGTTATACTCTTCAGCTTCTTGAGAAGAAGGCGCCAAATGAATACTACCAATCATGGTCTTTGCCTCTTTTGGCCGAACTAATATTCTCCAACCAACCATTTTGGGTAATTTCTCTGGATCAGCCACATCTGCAGAGGTGGCCCATTCATCAACTAATTGCTCACTCATCTTTATCCTCCGGGATATCAAGTTGTTTTATATTTGAAAGGAGATATTTCATCCCTTCAATTTTGCCGACTATTTTATTATACTGATCCCAATCTGTGGCTCGGCCATCTCCCAAACTGGTATTGAGTTCTATAATATGTTCTTGTGCCATCTTGTTTATCAAATAGTAATCAAGAATCGCCATTCCCATTTCCTCCAAATAAACTTATACTCCTTTGCCTATCTATAGCGCCGATTTAATTTTTTTAAATCATTCCTATTAATTCGCGCTGCTCGGCGAACACTTTTTGCTCTTTGTTTAGGTTGTTTTCGACTAGCCTTTTTCATTTGTTTAGGAAAATTAGTCCTCGTCATTGACATCAAAATTCTGCCCTATCAAAAACTGCATTGTGTCCTTGAATCCTAAATTCATAGCTTTAGCTGCAATAGCAAATTGACGAGGAGAAATTTCTCGCAAAGAAACATCTCTTCTCTTAAGCCATTTTGCTGCTGCCCGAACCTCAGGGCCAGAAACCAAAGATTTTGGAGGACTAGGCACTAATCTGTCTCGTTGTCATTAGTATCTACCTTTCGTTTTAAATCAATTCGGAATTTTGTTTCCGACATCTCTTTAAAAGCATTAACTTCAGATTGAGTAGCAGCGGCTTCAAGTTGTTGTTCCGCTCGGGCACGAGCTATTTTAATATCATTAGTCGCACGTTCACGAATTGCCTGAAGCTCTATTTGCAACCGCTGCATATCAGTATCTGCCTTGATCTGCGTCTCCAAAACCTTAATCTCAGCGCTCATTTGAACTTCAATTTGTTTAATTTGAAGATTCAGCATAGCTTCTTGCTCTCTGAGTTTCATCCGTTGTTGGGCTTCTTGTTCTTTAAGCAACATTTGATTCTGCGTTTTAGCTTGATCTTTCTGAACCTCAGCTTGAGCTTTCATCTCAATAGCTTTTGCCTCGGCTTCTGCAACCTTGGCCAAATTCTCTGCATCATCCGCGCCGTCTCCCCCCGGTGGCTCGAGAGGCGGTCCTTCCATCGGTCCTTGTTCATTGGCCACTTGAGCGGCAGCAGCAGAAAGTTCAGCATCTTGCTCGGGGGAGATTGCTTGCAATGGTGCCTTTGGATCCTGTAAATTGCCAGGATTTGGCAAAGATGCCCCGAGCGCCTGTTCAAACCTCAACCGATAAAGAGCCGCCATATGTGCAGTCCTATGTGCAATATAGGTTTGCATCATCATTTGCTGGCCTGGAGGGGGCAAAGAATTAAAGCCCTGGTCCAGAACTATAATATGTGCCTCATGATTTTGATCAGGATAGACCACGACAGGTTTGCCCATCCACATTGCCATGTTTTCTGCAACCGGATCCAAACGCACTCCTTCTACCGGCTTCGGCAATAGGGCTTCATAGTTTGGAATCTTTAAAGCATCATACATTCGTGAATAGGCTTCACGTTTATCATGGAGATCTGGGTCCTGTTGGACCATTTGAAGAGTAGCTTGAGCTTGAGCTATGCGCTGTACGGAAGAAAAGATATTTGGATCCGACACCGGAATGACATCAACCCGATCATCGAAATCAGCTCTAAATACAGTACGATCCTCACCGCGAACAGCATATGGGTATTCTTCATCTAGAAATTCACTATTAAGACGAACACGAATTCGGAATTCTTCTTTTTGACTTTGATGTAGACGTTTGTGGATGCCCGAAAAAACCTTGGCTCCTTGTTCAATCAAAGCGATTGTTGTACCTACCGGAGCTTCTTGATTACTTTCCCCTATTTTCTGGTCCGTTATAGAAGCAAATTGCCGACCTGTGTCAGTAAGATACATAAGTAGTTGAAATAATGCTTGGGAAGGCTCCTTAAAAGGCAGAGCCATAATGGCCTTATTAACATCATCCACAGCTGCATCAAGATCGGCAAATTCACCTGGTGCAATTTCAAGTTCACCAGCAGGTGTACGTCCTTTAAGTTTAAAGCCCCCTTGGAGATTAGAATAAGCAGCAGCATCTAAAAGAGATCTAAGAGCACCAGTGGCAGCGGTATCTAGCCCTCCAATAGCATGATAAAGCGAATACCCATAGAAACCAGCTCCCGGCAAAAATTTATGATGCGTATAATGATTCTTTTTTAGATATAAATCGTCAAATTCTTCCCAATTACGACGAATACCAACAACCTGCGAAGTTCCATAATCTAGGGTGATAATATAAGGTAACGCAATATCTTCAAACCCCTGCTCATCAAAATCAGGTAGTTGAAATTCGATATGCATCTCTAATAAAGAAATATCTCCGTCATCTTGTTTAACTGAAGGAGCCAAACCCTCTATGTCTTTCGCCAATTCTGCAAATTCATTAGTTTCCTCAACTTGCTTAACTGGTTTTTGATATGTCCCGGCAACAATATATTTATTGAATTTATTCTTAGACATTAGAATAACTTCAGTATGCCGCTCTGAGTCCATCAAAGTAGAAGTGCCATAATTAACAACAAGATGTTCTGCTGGAATAAATCTTGATGTTGTTCGAGATAAGATATCATCAAACCACGTCTTCTTAAACGCTGATCCAACAAAAGGTAGGTGGAAAAGCATCTGATCATAATCAGGATAATATTCTGGCTCTTCCTCTAAAATCTGATAATTCATAAAACCTCGAACTCGATGAGCTTGAGCTTCCCGCTCCTTGCTAGTTTGTCCAACGACAAAACTTTCCACCGGTCCATTGGCAGGAAGAAGTTCCGGAGCACTCCGAGCCTGAAAATCTGTAGCTGCTTCAATAAGAAGCGGATGACGAACTTTAGTTAAACCTCTAGTTCCCCGTTTTTGCTCATCTTCACTTTGCACCATTTTAAGGACATTTAAGCCCTCTTCATATCTCCCAAACCATTCTTGGCGAGACTGAAGATCTTCTGCAAACATTTCTAAAAGATCAGTGCCTATTGTAAGTAATTCTTCATCAGAAAAATATTGAGCGAGGTTCTCTGTGTGATTGTCAACTTCATCACCGGCCATAAACTCAGGAGCTAATAAATCGTCTCCTGGCTCTAAAATAAAAGAACCATCGTCCTGTTGCTGTAGTTTCTCACCAAGATTTTCCCGTAACAAGCTCTCTCCAAAAGCTATTTCAGCCATGCCTAAAGTTCCCTATTTTATGGCGAAATTTGAAAAGAAACCAGTAACCTCGAAGCTCAGCAACCACTTGTGAAAAATTAGTACAATAGAAACTCCATTCCCAATTATCTCCGCGAAGATATATCGCCCAAAACATATAACCGGGTAAAATAAAAAAACCCGGATAGGATGTTTTACCTCGTTTAAATTTAAATTTCACGAGCAAGTTCCCTCTTGACGAAACGGGACATAGAAATATATATCAAAATAGCTCGCCATGTTTGATCGTTCTTAAGAGCCTTCATCACTCGAGGAACATATTTCTGGAACATTGTGGCCGCTATTTGTTGACGTCGGGGATGAACTCGTAATTGATTCGCTTTAGCCGGAGCCAAACGATAATATTTCTTAATCAAATGCTGAATATACCATTTTCCCCAAAGTTCATCTCTAACTTTACGGAAAGCATTAAGTTCATCGCAATTATCTGATTTCTCAAGAATTTCACAAGCTGCCGTGGTAAGAAAACAACCATCATCGCCACCATCAGGACCTTCACCTAGAGCCGCACCCTCCGACGTGAATCTCCCCTCTCCTTTCTGGGCAGGGCCTTCCATCTCGAGGCCCTCTTGCAAATCAGCGGCCATCGCAGCCTCCAGAGCTTCCGGTCCATATCTACCCCTATATGATTCAGTCCAACCGCCCGCAGGATCTTGTTCAGATTTATAACCAGCATAATCATATCCAGTCAGCGAGCCAAATCCGCCACCCGGCTGGACCCCAAAACCATATCCATACTGACCGCCCTTGGGCCCAACACTATCATACATCCCACGAGTTACAGAATGCATTGTACTCCCAACAGTGCCCATACCAAACAGGCCGGGATAATCATTTGACGCTAAACCCATGGCTAGATTGCCAGATGAAAGCGCCTGATTTAAGCCAAACCCAATAGGTGCAGTTGGTTGGTCTCCAGTGACGAACCCCCAATCATCGTAACCACGTTGATAACCAGGCGTATACATGCCTTGTGGATTTGAAGGCGTCGCACCGGGTATGCCGCCTTCGAAATAGCCTCTATTATAGTCAGTCCGGGGGCCATACTTGGATCCCATGATCGCCGCTTCCATCGCAAATGGGAGACCAGGAAACCCCATCGGACTCAGCGCCCAGCCTTTTACC